AGCCCTCACGCACCGATCCGAAATTAACCAAATCTCCTAGCCGATGCGTGGTCGCAAGCCGAAAGTCCAACCCGTTAAGCCTCGCGGCCGTAAACCAGCCGCAAAACGGCCACGCCGCACCACCACGCCAGCCGCGCCGGCGGTCCCGGCCCCAAAGCTCGCCGAGATCGACGCAAAGAGCTTCCAGCAGCTCTACGAACAGCCCCTGACGACGGCCGGGATCATCACCGATGCGGATCTCCCCGCGCTCCGGATCATGTCGCAGGCGTATTGGATCGCCGACAAGGCCGCCAAGCAGCTCGAGGTGGAGCCGTTCACGCGCGACGACGAGAACAAGATCGAGCGCAAATCGCCATGGCTGCAGATTTGGCGTGACGCGGCCACGACATTCCGAGCCTACGCATCCGAATTCGGGATGACACCCGTGGCCCGGGCGCGCGTGACACCTCGCCCGGGCAAGAAGAAGACACTCGCCGAGATGCTGGCCGAGGCCACCCCCGATGGCGAAGACTGAATTCCACTTCGACAAGCGGGCCGCTGACATCGCCCAGCGCTTCTTCGAGCGCATCCTTCGGCACACCAAAGGCGAATGGTCTGGCAAGCTCTTCAAGCTGCCCAAGTGGCAACGCGATGTAACGCGCGATATCTTTGGCTGGAAGCGCTCGGATGGAACGCGCCGCTATCGCACGGTCTACATCGAAATTCCGAGGAAAAATGGCAAGACGACCTGGGCGGCCGGGATCCCACTGTTCTCGCTCTTCGCCGACGACGAACCCGGCGCCGAGGTGTATAGCGCCGCGGCCGACCGCGAGCAGGCGTCCCTCGTGTTCAACACGGCCAAGGAGATGTTCGAGCAGGCGCCCGAGCTCCAGGAGCACGGCCAGGCGTTCAAGCGCATCATCGTCAGCAATGGTTTTCCCCAGGGCGTGTATCGGGTCCTGTCGGCCGATGCCTATACCAAGCACGGATTGAACGCAAGCTGCATCGTCTTCGATGAGCTGCACGCCCAACCCTCGCGCGAACTTTGGGACGTGCTCACGACCTCGACGGGCGCGCGGCGCCAGCCGCTCACGATCGCCATCACCACGGCGGGCTTCGATCGCGAGTCGATTTGCTGGGAGTTGCACGAATACGCCCGCAAGGTGCGGGACGGGATCATCGAAGACCCCACCTTCTACCCGGTGATCTACGCAGCGGACGAATCTGACGACTGGACGAACGAGGCCACCTGGCGCAAGGCCAATCCGAATCTTGGCGTGAGCGTGAAACTGGAGTATCTGCGGACCGAATACCAGCGCGCGCGGATGACGCCGGCCTATCAGAACACGTTCCGGCGGCTGCATCTCAACGAATGGACGCAACAGGACTCGAGGTGGCTGGACATCACGGCCTGGAACAAGTGCGGCGATCCGGTCGATGTCAAGCTGCTCGAGGGCGCGACCTGCTACGCCGGCCTCGACCTCGCGTCGTCGTCGGACATCGCCGCGCTCGTGCTGTGCTTCCCGGCCGAGTCGGGCGAGGATGAGCGCTACGTCTGGCTGCCGTTCTTCTGGGTTCCCCAAGAAAACCTGGTGGAGCGGGCCCGCAAGGACCGCGTGCCCTATGACGCCTGGGCGCGCGACGGTTTGATCACCGCGACGCCAGGCAATGTTATCGACTACGAGCGCATCGCGCGCGACATCGAGGCGCTCGGTCAACGGTTCAACATCAAAGAGATCGCCTTCGACCGCTGGGGCGCCGTCCAGCTTTCGCAGCAGCTCGCCGGCGCTGGCTTCACGATGATCGGCTTCGGCCAGGGCTTCGCCTCGATGTCGCAGCCCACGCGCGAGCTGCTCCGGGTCGTGCTGGATGGCAAGCTGCGGCACAACGGAAACCCGGTGCTCAGGTGGATGGCGGATAACCTGGTTGTGACGCAGGATCCGGCCGGCAACATCAAGCCCAACAAGGCGAAGTCGCGCGAGAAGATCGATGGCATTGTTGCCGGCGTGATGGCGCTCGACCGGGCGATGCGGAATGCGAACGAGGGAAAGTCGGTCTACGAGAGTCGTGGATTCGACTCCGCTTAACTGGGTGTAGAATCGTCGGCAATCGAACAGCACCGGAAGGTCTTTTGGCCCCGGCCATCTGCAAAGCGCAGGTGGCCGGGGCTTTTTGTTTGCAATGAATCGCTGGGATTTCCTGACCCTCATCGGCGCACTGCTCACTGCAGCCGGCGCCGCGATGGTCTACGCGCCGGCGGGGCTGATCGTGCTGGGCTTGTTTGGGATTCTGGGCGGCGTCGTCGGCGCGCGCGCCACCGTGCGAGGTGACGAGTGAGCGGGATCCTGTCGCGCCTTTTCGAGCGCCGGGGCCATCCCTCGAATGACGCGACTGCCGCCCTCTTCGCCAACTGGCCGGGTGGGACTTCGAAAACCGCCTCGGGTGTCACCGTTACGCCCCAGAACAGCCTGCAGGTCGCGGCCGTGTTCGCCTGTGTCCGGCTTTTGTCCGAGACCGTGGCCACACTGCCCCTGATCTCGTATCGCCGCCTGGCGTCCGGCGGCAAGGCCCGCGCGGCGGACTGGTCGCTGTATCCGGTCCTGCGCAATCTGCCCAATCCCGAGATGAGCGCGGTCGATTTCTGGGGCGCGTTTGAGTCTCATGTCGAGCTGTGGGGCAACGCCTACGCCGAGAAAGAGATGGACCGCGCCGGGCGGGTCAAGGCGCTTTGGCCGCTCCGGCCCGATAGCGTGTTGCCCGAGCGCAACGAGACCACTGGCCGTCTGGAGTACTCCGTCATCGTCAAGGATGGGCAGATCCCGGTCATCGTCCCCGCCGAGCGGATTCTCCACGTGCGCGGCTTCGGGACGAACGGGCTGTATGGCCTCTCGGTAATCCAGCAGGCGCGCCAGGCGATCGGGCTGTCGCTGGCGGCCGAGGAGTTCGGCGCGCGCTTCTTCGGCAACGGAGCGATCCCCGGCATCGTGCTCACGCACCCGGGCAAGATCGGACCCGAGGCCCGGAAAAACATGAAGGACTCGTGGAAAGAGCAACACGAGGGTCTTCAGAACGCCCAGCGCCTGTCCATCCTCGAAGAGGGCGTGACGGTCAAGCGGATCGGGATTCCGCCCAACGATAGCCAGTTCCTCGAGACGCGGCGTTTCCAACTCGCTGAAGTTGCGCGCATGTTCGCGGTGCCCCTGCACATGCTGGCCGAGATGATGGCGGGCGCGTCGTACGCATCCGTTGAGCAGCGCTCGCTTGAATTCCTGATCCTATCCCTCCGGCCGCGCCTGGTCCGAATCGAGCAGGCCCTGTATCGCAGCCTGATGACGCCGGCAGAGCGCGACGAGTTCTTCACCGAGTTCCTGGTGGACGGGCTGCTTCGTGGCGACATCCGCAGCCGCTACGCCGCGTATTCGGCGGGCCGGCAGTGGGGGTGGCTGTCGATCAACGACGTCCGGGCGCTCGAAAACATGAACCCGATCGATGGCGATGGTGGCAACGAGTATCTGCGGCCGCTCAACATGGCCGATGTGAATGCGGTCGATCCGATGACGGCTCTGACGCCGCCGAATCAGGGAGGCAACGGCAATGCCAATGCGTGATGTGAAGGTTCCGGTCGACGCGCTGGGGCGCGAGACCCGTGTATTCGAGGCGCGCATGGCGGCTGATGGGCTCAAGCTCTCCGGCTATGCGGCCGTCTTCAACAGCCGGAGCGTGAAGCTCTTCGACTTCTACGAGGTGATCAAGCCCGGCGCGTTCAAGCGGACGCTCGCCGCCGGCGCGGACGTTCGCGCGCTGCTCAACCATGACGCCAACTTCGTGTTTGGGCGGACCAAGAGCGGGACGCTTGCCCTGGCCGAGGACACGACCGGGCTCAAGGCGGACATCACCCCGCCGGATGCTCAGTGGGCGCGCGACCAGATGGAGAGCGTGAAGCGTGGGGATGTGGATCAGATGTCGTTTGCGTTCCGAGTGATGCCGGGTGGCGACACCTGGCAGATGAACGGCAACGACCTGGTGCGCGAGCTGACCGACGTCGAACTGTTCGACGTGAGCGTGGTGACGTATCCGGCCTATCCGGAGACCACCGTGGCGGTCCGCTCGATTGATGTGGGTGGCGGCGGCAGCGCGCAGAAGCGGAGCATCTTCGTGATGCGCCGGCGACTCGAGCTTGCCGAAGTCGATTTTTACGGAGGTCAGAAATGACGATTCAGGAACTGAGGCAGCGCCGCGCCAAGCTCGTCGCCGATGCGCGCGCGATCCTCAACACGGCCGACGCCGCAAAGCGCGAGCTGTCGGCCGAAGAGAGCGCGAACTATGACGGGCTGATGAAACAGGTGACCGACCTGGGCGAGGACATTGGCCGGCGCGAGCGCCTCGAGGCGATCGAAGCAGAGCAGCGCCAGTCGGCGCATGAGCCGATGCGCCAGCCGATCGGCGTTCCGGGCGCGCAGGCGCCGGATCACCGGTCCACGGAGCCGTACCGTGCCGCGTATCGCCACTGGCTGGCGGGCGGGGCGGACGTGCTGAACCCGGCCGAGTCGCGCGCCTTGCAGGCCGACAACGTCACGCTCGGCGGATACCTCATCCCGCCGATGCAGTTTGTCAAGGACCTGATTGCGGCCAAGGACAACGCGGTCTTCATCCGCCGCCTGGCCACGGTGCAGACGATCACGACGTCGGATTCGATCGGCGCGCCGTCCCTGGACGCGGATCCGGCCGACGCGGACTGGACGAGCGAGATCGGGACGCGCCAGGAAGACAGCACGATGTCCTTCGGCAAGCGCGAAATGAAGCCGAGCCTGGTGGCCAAGTTGGTCAAGGTGTCCGAGAAGCTGCTCGGGCGCGTGCCCAACGCCGAGCAGGTCGTGCGTGATCGCCTGGCCTACAAGTTCTCGATCACCGAAGAGAAGGCGTTCATGACCGGGTCGGGCGCCTCCAAGCCGCTGGGCGTGTTCACCTCGTCTGCCGACGGCGTGACAACGGCCCGGGACTACTCGACCGACAACACGACCACGACCATCACCTTCGACAACCTGAAGGGCGCGAAGTACACGCTGAAGGGCGCGTACCACCCGAACGCCCAGTGGGTGTTCCACCGCGACGCGGTCGCGATGATCTCGAAGCTGAAGGACGGCGACGGCCAGTACATCTGGCGGCCGGATGTTGTGGCCGGCGAGCCGGACCGGCTGCTGGGCTTTCCGGTCAACATGTCCGAGTACGCCCCGAACACGTTCACGACCGGGCTGTATGTCGGCATTCTGGGCGACTTCAAGGCGGGCTACTGGATCGCTGAGTACGCCGAGGGCTACCGCACCAAGCGGCTGGTCGAGCTCTACGCCGCCACGGGCCAGATCGGCATCCTCGGCGAGCAGTATGTCGACGGCGCGCCGGTCCTGGCCGAGGCGTTTGTCCGCATCAAGCTGGGCTAATCCCCAGGGGAGAAAACGACATGAAGAATTTGCACCATGACGTCAAGTACAGCCGGGCACTCAGCCCGGCTGTGGCGACGACCAACGATACGGCCTTCGTGAGCGAGATCCTCGACACGGCCAACTTCAAGGTGAACGAGGTCGTGATCCTGACTGGGTCACTGGCCGACGCCAACGCCACGTTCACGGCCCTGCTCGAAGAGGGTGATGTGTCGAACCTGAGCGACAACGCCGCGGTTGGCGACGGGGATCTGCTGGGCACCGAGGCCCTCGCCTCGTTCACCTTCGCAGCCGACAACTCGGTCAAGAAACTCGGCTACATCGGGTCGAAGCGCTACATCCGCTTGACCGTCACGCCCTCCGGGAACACCGGGGACGCCTATGTCGCGGCCGTGTGGGCCCAGGGCGGCGCGCGGGTCGCTCCGCAGAGCTAACCGCTCACTCAGGAGGTGAGAGATGGCTGATGCATCTTACGGGCCCAAGAACTACACCAAGCAGGGTGGCGCTACCCGCGTGGTGGCCAGCGGCGGGGCGATCGACATCGAGAGCGGCGGCGCTCTCCAGATCGCCGGCGTAGACGTGACCACGACGCTGACCGCCAACAAGGCGCGAAGCTCGGGCACCCAGTACGAGACCGTAGCCGCCGCGGGAAGCGCTCAGGGCGATGCCGCGGCCATGTCGGCCGACTTCGTCCTGGTGACGGGGGCGGACGCCACCAAGGGTGTCATCCTGCCCACGCCGGTGGCCGGGCGTGTGCTCATGCTCAAGAACAACACCAACGCGGTCCTGAAGGTTTATCCCGCCACCGGTGGTGCGATCAACGCGATCGCCGCCAACGGCGCGATGAGCCTGGCCGCCCTGGTCGGGGCCGTGTTCGTGGCGAGCTCGACAACGCAGTGGTTCACGATCCCGCTGCTGCCGTCGTAGTGACACAGACATGAATGCGCAGCGCCTGGTAGTCCCTGTGACGACGGCCGCGGACGGGTCGGCGACGGCCTATTCGCCGGTCGTCAGCGGTCGGATCCAAACGATTCGCTACGTGAAGACCGACTTCGACAACGGCGTCGACTTCACGATCACGGCCGAGGCGACGGGCGAGACCATCTGGTCGCAGCTCAACGTCAACGCCTCGGCGACCGTCGCGCCGCGCCAGCCGACGCATGACACCGCCGGCGTCGCATCGCTCTACGCGGCCGCCGGCGCGGCCGTCAACGACGGGATTGTCGTGGCCAACGACCGGGTCAAGATCGTGATCGCCCAGGGCGGCAACGTCAAGACCGGGACGTTTCACATCATGGTGTCCTGATGGCGCAGATACGAATGAAATCCATCCTGGCCGGGCCGGCATTCAGTGCCGACCCGGGCCAGATCGTCGACTGCGATGAGGCGTTGGCCGTGGCGCTGGTTGCGGGCGGGTATGCGGCACGACTGGATGCTCCGCCAAAGCGCCCGCCGCAGGTGGCCGCCCCGGCGCCCGTAGAGGCGGCTGTAGTGCCCGCCGCGCCTGAGACAACGATGCTGGCGCCGCCAGTGGCAGTGATGCCGCCGGCGCGCGGGAGGAAGCGCGGATGAAGATCAAAGTCACCCGTAACACGGTCATCGAAGGTTCGGTCTGGTTCGCCGGCGACGTCGCGAACGTCAACGACGACGAGGCGAAGGCGGCGATCCGCCGCGGCGACGCCGTGCCGGCTGATGAAGTGCCCGACGCTCAGAAAAAGACGAAGTGACCGAGTCCTGGAACATCCTGACGCCCTCGGCCTACGAGCCGGTGTCCGTCGATGACGTGAAGACGCATTGCCGGATCACCGGCACGGCCGATGACACGCTGCTCGCGTTCTATATCGCTGCGGCGCGCAAGCACGTTGAGGATGTTTCATGGCGGACGCTCATGCCGAGCGTTCAAACGCTTACGCTTGATGCCTGGCCGGAAAGCGGCACTATCAAGCTGCCGCGGCCGCCGCTGCAGTCGGTGACGCATGTCAAGTACACCGACTCGGCCGGCACGCTCACGACGCTCTCCTCGGATGGCTACATCGTCGACACCGCGTCGACGCCCGGCCGGATCCGGCTCAAGACCGGGTATTCCTGGCCCTCGGCCATTCTGCGCGAGGCGGGTGGGATCGTGGTCACGTATCTGGCCGGGGTGTATAGCGCGGTGGCGGAGGCGGGCAACCTGACCACGGTTCGCGCCGCCGTGCCGCGCACCCACATCGCGGCCATGCTGCTGATCATCGGGCACCTCTACGAGAACCGCGAGGCGGTCGTGGTGGGCAGCGGCCTGACGGCCACCCAACTTCCGGTGGGAATCGACTCGCTCCTCATGCCCGACCGGGCGTTTGAGTTCTGACATGCAAGCCGGATACCTGCGCAACCAGGTCGAGCTGCAGACCAATTCGCCAAGCACCAACGGGTTCGGCGAGCAGATCGCCTCCTGGACGACGGTGGCGACGGTCTGGGCGTCGATCACGCCGCTGTCCGGCCGCGAGTTCGTCGAGGCCAAGGCGCGCGAGGTGGATGCGACGGTTCGGATCACGATCCGGTATCGCTCGGACATGCTGCCCACGCCCAACTGGCGGGTGAAGTTCGGGACCCGCTACTACGACATCGATTCCGTCGTCAACCGCGACGAGCGTGGCAAGACAGTCGATTTGATGTGCCGGGAGGTGATGTAGATGCCTCGCTCACGGCCCTGGACAGTGGTGGTGGAGGGCGGCGAAGAGCTCACTCACAAGTTGCGCCTGGCCGGGGACCGCATCACCGAAGTGCTGCCCGGATCTGGGCGGGCCGGCAGCGAGCTCATCGTAAAGCTGGCGCTCACGAACGCGCCGGGCCCTTACGTGACGTTCGAGCCGACGAGGCCGTGGGGAAAAGACCTGGTGTCGTTTCTGATCGGCCCCGACAAGGCGCACTGGTACTACCGCTTCTTCGAATACGGCGTTCAGCCGTTTGAGATCAACATGATCTCGAAGCGCAGCACTCGGACCGCCATCGACAACAAGCGCAGCGCCAAACTGGGGCGCGAGGTGACCGCGCGCGGGCGACCGATCAAGAGCGCATTCCGGGCGGTGAAGTTTGGCGGCGACAACATCTTCAGCTCGGTGTTTCGCGGTCCGATGGCGGCTCGGCCGTTTTTGCGGATCGCGGTCCGCAACCACAACGATGAGATCGCGAGCAAGGTGGCGGAAATCTTCAAGCGCGAGCTTGACAAGCTTCTGGAGTCTGGGTAGTGGCCACCATCGAAGAGGCGATCTACACCGACCTGACGACGTTCGCGGCCGTGACCGCGATCGCGAGCACGCGCGGATATCCCGAGCTGATCCCGGAAACGGCGTCCATGCCGGCCTGGGCGTATCAGACGATCTCGGCCAATCGCGAGCCGGTCCATTCGGGTTCGAGCGGATTGACCGAGCAAGTGATCCAGATCACGTGCCAGGCGGCCAGCTATGCGAGCGCCAAGGCACTTGCCGCAGCCATTCGGGCCCGGCTGCACGGATACAAAGGCACGCTTTCGGGCGTGAAGGTTCACCGAATCGTGGTCGACAACGACCAGGACGGGTTGGCGGATGAGGACGGCGCGACCGTCCGTTTGGACGTTTCTGTGTTCTACACGGAAAGCTAAGGAGAAACGATGGCAATTCAGGGCGGTTTTGGAGTCCTTCTGAAGATCGACGTGAGCGGGTTGACGACAACGGCCAACCTGCTTGACACCGATTTCCCGGAGCAGTCGAAGATGCTGGAGGAGGCCACCGGGCACTCCGCGACGGGCGGATACGCGGTCTATGTCGCCTCGGGCAAGCGCGAGCTGGGCGAGTTCACCGCCACGCTTTTGTGGGATAAGGCGGACAGCACGCACGCCAAGGTGATGACGGTGCTGGCGGCCAACGCGACCGTCAACATGTCCATCCAGGACCCGGCCGGGGCCGAGGTCATCGCCTTCGCCGCCCACGTGAAGAGTGTGAAACGAATCTCGAAGCAAGACGAAGCCTACAAGGCCGAAATCACCTTCCAGCCGTCGGCGAACCCGACGATCACCCCGTAAGGAGGCAGCATGGCCATTCAGGGCGGTTTTGGAGTCACCCTCCAGATCTACATCACGGCGGCATACGTGTCGATCGTCAACGTGCTCGACACCGACTTCCCGGAGCAGTCCAAGTCGGTCGAGGAAGCCACCGCGCACTCAGCGACGAGCGGATACGCAACCTATGTCGCCTCTGGCAAGCGTGAGCTCGGCGAGTTCACCGCAACCCTGCTGTGGGATCCGGCCGTGGCCACCCACGCGGCGATCAAGACGACTTTCGACGCCAACGCGACGGTCAACATGAAGATCATCGACCCGGGCACGGCCGAGACGATCCAATTTGCCGCGCACGTGAAGTCGATCAAGCGGATCTCGAAGCAGGACGAAGCCTACAAGGCCGAAGTCACCTTCCAGCCGTCGGGCGCCCCGACGATCACTTAACAGGAGGCCAATGGCAGTACTGAACAAAGCGCAGATTCTGGCGGCGGACGATCTGCCGCGTGAGGCGGTGAGCGTGCCGGAATGGGGCGGGGACGTGTTCGTGCGGGCCCTGACAGCCTCAGAGCGAGACGCCTTCGAGCAGGAGCTCACCGTTCAGCGCGGCAAGCAGATCGAGGTCAACATGAAGGACGTGCGGGCCAAGCTGTGTTCGCGCGCGATCTGCGACGAGGCCGGCGATCGGCTCTTCACCGACAGCGACATCCACGCCCTGGGCGCCAAGAGCGCCGCGGTGGTGACGCGCCTGTTCGAAGTCGCGCAGCGTCTCTCGGGGCTGACCGGCGCGGATGTGGAGCAGCTCGCAAAAAACTGAAAGAGCGTCCGGGCCGGCGCTTCGCGTTCCGCCTGGCCCTGGCGCTCGGGATGACGGTCAGAGAGCTGCTGGCGCGGATGGATTCGCTGGAGTTCAGCGAGTGGATGGCCTACTACGGGATCGAGCCGTTCGGCCAGGAACGCGACAACCTGCACGCCGGCATCGTGGCCAAGGCGATCTATGACGTCAATCAGGATCCGAAGAAGCGCAGGGAGATCTCCCCGATGGACTTTGTCCCGCGCGAGAAAGAGCCGCCGTCACCCGAAGAGCTGTATGACCGGTTCCGCTCCTGGGCGGGACTGAACCAGAAGCAATAAATGGGCCTCCTATCCACCCTCAAGGTCAAACTCACCGCCGACATCTCGGAGTATGCCGACCGGGTCCGCGAAGCGCGCCAACACGCCACCTCACTACAGACTGGACTTGGCGGGGTGGGCGACGGGATCGAGCGGATGGGGGCGTCTCTCGGCCGAGTGGCCACCATAGCTGCGGGCCAGCTCGTCGCGAACGGGATCACCCGCCTGGCAACCGCTGTGGCCGGCGCCGGCCGCGAGGCCGTGGCCTCCGTCGCCGACTACGAGCGCCTGGGGGCGAGCCTGACGGCCCTCACAGCCAAAGAGATCCTCAACAACTCGGTGAAAGTCGAGTCAATCGCAACCGGAGCCATTAAGCGCGGTCTCACGGAGAAAGAAGCGCTTGCCCAGAGCGATTTGACGATCAAGATGCTCGACTACCAGACCAGCATCAAGGTAGCCGAAGAGCATCTCGCCAAATACATCGCCACGGGCAAGCACTCGAAGGCCGAGATCCAAGACCAGACCAACAAGCTCGAGGCGATGCGCCGAAAGTACGGCGACATGTCAATCGAGCTTGGCACGCTGGACAAGAAGTCGGGGACGATGGTCTCGACCTTCAAAACGGTCACCACCCAGACGATGACGATGGCCCAGGCCCAGCTCGAGGCGGCCGGCAAGGTCAAGGAATTGCTCGGCTGGGTGCAGAAGCTGGCTATCGAGTCGCCTTTCACACGCACCGATGTCGCCCAGGCATTCAAACAGGCCATGGCGTATGGCTTCACGGCCGATCAAGCCAAGGAACTGACCCAGTCGGTCATCGATTTCGCTTCCGCCAACGGCGCATCCGGGGACACCATGGGCCGGATCACGCTGGCGCTAGGTCAGATGAAGGCCAAGGGCCGGGTGATGGGCGGGGAGCTCCTTCAGCTCACCGAGGCCGGCGTGGGAACGAACGAGATCCTCGCCAAGATGGGCGTCAACCTCAAAGACGTCGAAAACGGCACAGTCAGCGCCGAAAAGTTCATCGCGGCGTTCAATTCCAACGTCCAAAAGGACTTCGGCGGGGCCGCAAAGGCTCAGGCCGGCACGTTTGCGGGCTTGCTTTCGAGCCTGCAGGACCTCAAGGACATCGCCCTCCGCACGGTCTTTACCCCGCTTTTCACAGCCTTCAAGCCCATTCTGGACGGGATTGTGACCAAATTGCAGTCCCCCGAGGCCGCCGCCTTCTTCGAAAACATTGGAAACGCCATTTCCAAGCCCATTTCGGCGATCAAACTGTTCCAAGTGCTCACTGAACAGGGGATTGAACCGATTTCCGCACTGCGCACGGTCATCACCACCACGCTCGGGCCGGATGCCACGAAGGTATTCGATGACATTGCGCGGACTGTGCAGGACGCTTTTGGATGGATTTCGGCGAATTGGCCCACGATCCAAGGCGTCTTGATCGGGATCGGGGCCGCCATCGCAACCATCGGGGTAATTCTGGCCGTTTCCAACATCTACGGCGCGGTGGTGGCCATTGGCGCGGTTCTCGCGACCGTTTCGCTCCCTGTGGTGCTCATCGTGGCGGCGGTGGGACTTCTGGCGGCTGCGTGGGCGACCAACTTCGGCGGGATCCGCGACACCTTGACCCAAGTGTGGACCGGCACGCTTCAGCCGGCGCTCCAGCAGCTCTGGACCTGGCTGCAGATCAACATTCCGATCGCGATCGCGGCTGTCGCCACCTTCTGGGAGAGCACACTCAAGCCGGCGCTCGAGACGGTGGGCAACTTCATCGCGACAAAGGTTGTGCCGGTCCTGTCTGACATCGTGCTGTGGCTTCAGACGAACATCCCGATCGCGATCGACGCGGTGGTCGGGTTCTGGAACAACACTCTGATGCCGGCGCTCACGACAGCGTGGGACTGGCTGAAGGCCAATCTATTCCCAACGCTCGAAAGCCTGGGCAATCTTCTGTCCGTCATCGTCGGAAAGGCCGTGGAGGTCCTCGCCGGGCTGTGGGAAAACACGCTTTTGCCCGCCCTGACAAGCGTCTGGAAGTGGCTGAAGAACAATTTGGCGCCCGCCTGGGCAGAGATTCAGAAGGCGTTTGAGACCATCAAGCCGGTCATTCAGGCGCTGATGGATGGGGCGTGGAAGGACTTCCAGAAGGGGCTCGACTTTGTCGCGTCGCTGCTGAAAGAGGTCAAGCGGATCTTCGACGAGCTGGCCGCATCCATCGCCAACTTCAAACTGCCGGAATCGCTCGTCCGCCACTCGCCCAGCCCGCTCGAAATGACCTTCATGGGCGTGCGCGACGCGCTGAAAGAGATTCACACGATGGGAATGCCCGACTGGGGCAGCTTTCAGCCGCCGGCCTACGCCCTGCCTGGCCTTGGGGCAGGGGGCGCGACGGGTGAGCGGGACGTCAAGATTGACATCAGCGTCGGCAACGTCGGAGACGGGCTCGAGCTTGCCGACGTTGCGCGGGCGTTTGGGCGCGAGGTCGCGCGGAGGCTATAGATGCAGATCCAGATCGGCGACGGCACCACCTGGACGGATCTCGCGCCCTCCGGCGGCGGGATGGACATCGTCGGCGAGGTCACGCGGGTCGCGGCTCGCGGGAACGAGGACGTGACCGAGCAGGTGACGCTATCCGCGACGACCGCCAGCACCAACGCCGAGACCGCCATCGCTGCCCTGCAGTCGTGGTTCGAACTCGCCCGCCGGCGCCAAGCCGACATCAGCGTGGCGCCGATCTACGTGCGCCAGAAGAACAACAACGACTCAGGCTGGTGGCGGGCCGAGATCAAAGACGGCTACGCGGCCTCTGAGACCTCGACCCGCCAGTCGATGGGCGGAATGAGCCGCTTCAGCGCCGCCTGGACGCGCGAGGCGAAGCTCTACAGCGAGACCGAAAGCACCCTGGCCAACGCTGTCGTGGCCTACAACACCTACGCTGGCGGGAATTCCAACATCGTCGCCCTGGGCCAGTTCACCGCGGCTGTGTATTCACCGCTGCGGCTGCGCCTGACGAACAACAACGCGGCGTCGCTGGCCACAATCTATGCGGGCCTCTACCGGGCCCGCAGCGCCATCACCGCCGCAACCCTGGGAGCCGCCACGACCCTCGAGGCCGAGTCCGGGACGGTCATCGCCGGCACGGGCACGAGCACGGGCAGCGGAACGGCTTCAGGCGGCAATTACCGGGCGTTCTCGTGGTCTGGCACGACGGAGACCGAGCTGATCAAATGGTCGCTGGCCGCGGCGTCGCTGGCATATCTGGGCGGTCGGTCCTGGCGGGTCTTCGCCCGGGTCACGGCCGCGCCGGGGAACGTCACGCGCCTGCGGGCCAAGCTCAAGTACGGCACACTCACCGTCTCGCAGTCCGAGCTGGTCCCGGTGTCGGGCTCTGCCCTGCTTGAGATCGGCGCGCTGGCGGTTCCGCCTTACGAGGCCGGCGGCGCGTCCTACTCGGCGCTCGACTTGACCATAGCGGCGCTCGGCACGGGCACGAACACGCTCAACCTCGACGCCATCCACCTGCTCCCGGTCGACGGCTACCGGGTCTACAGCGCGCCGGGCGGGTATCTGGCCAACACCGAGATCCTCCACGATGATCCGAACAGCCACGTTGTCCACGCGATCGCAACAGCGGCCGTGCGCACCACGTTTGCCGCTCTTGGCGCGCCGCTCCTGGTGGGGGCCAGCGACTACGCCTCACTGATGCTCCTGATGGTGGATTCGACGGGCGCAGCCGGGATCGGGCTCAACGTCACGGCCACGGCCTACTCCGCCCCGCGCCGGAGGAGCGCGATCTGATGATCGCCACGTTCACCGATCGGAGCGGGGCGCGCGTCGTGCCGCCGGCCGGGCTCAAGTTCACGCCGGGCCGCTACAGTTGGCGCGACATCGGAGGGCCGCTGCAGGCCACCATCGATGCGGACGGGCCCGAGTCGGATCTGTGGGGGCTATCGGCCTGGCTGCGCTACGGCGTCGAAGTCTGGGATCACCGCTCCGAGGCGGTCTGGTGGGGCTACGTGAGCGCAGTCCGGATCACCGCCGGCGCGCTGACGATCTCCTACTCGCTCGACCAGATGGCCAACCGAGTCCGGGTGGTATATCAGCAGCGCAACGCCGACGGCACGACCGAGCGCGCGGTCACGGCGGATGCTGACGATGCTTTCAGCCAGGCGTATTTCGGCCTGGTCAAGGAAGTGGCGGTTCGGGCCGGCACGCTGGACGCCGCCGCAGCCGCCTATCTGCGCGATGAGACGCTCGCCACGCTCAAGTATTTCGCGCCGTCGCTCGAGGTCGCGTCCCGTGAGGCCGGCGAGGTGTCTGTGTCGTTGGAGTGCTCAGGCTGGTGGCAGACGCTCTCCTGGAGGCTGGCCTCGGTGACGAGCCGCGACGAGGCGTATACCGAGATCAACCAGTACGGGCCGTACGGATCAGACACCACCTATTACCCGTTTGGATTCACGAACGGAAGCCGCGGTGACGGCTGGATATCGCTTTACGATTACCCGACCCATTACTACGCCGCGGCGCAGCAGTTCAAAGTGTCCACCACGAACGGCAAGCAGCCGATGAAGATTATGCGGGTGTCGGCTTTCCTATTCCGCGCAAGCGGGAGCGTGGGGTCTGGCACGTTGACGATGAGCATCTACACCCAGTCGGCGAGCGCGCCGGGAACGCTCATCGGGACAATGACGAACATCAACGCATCGACCCTCTCGACGACCGACTCCGGATGGATCACGTTTGCCGCCGTGGATGGCTCGGACATCTGGATTCTGCCAGGCGAGAACTACTGGGCGGTGTTGACGCGCAGCGCCTCGTACCCGGCCGGCGAAGAGGTGCACTGGATTGGGGTCAAGACACCCAATGGGCCGTATACGACCGTTCAGAGCAAGTTCAAGATGTCCTCCGGCGGGGGTTGGATCAATGATGCGGATTTTCTCGGGCTGAACCTGCAGGTGCATGTCGAGCACGGCGAGAGCACACTGACCGCCGGAGCGACCAGCGACAAGCAGAAGATTGGGCAGTCGTTCCAGATCGCTGGCTCCGCCTCGCTCGAGGTGGGCGCGATCCGGTTGCGGACGTTTCGGATGGGTACCGTTGGCCACACGATCTATGTGGGCGTCTATTCCGATTCGGCCGGCGCGCCTGGCGCCCTGCTTGAGCGGGTGGCGGTCGACCCGGACGCTGCGATCGGCGTCGAATTTGACTGGTTGACGGTGACGTTCACCAATCTGGCCACGCTCACCCCGTCAACCAGCTACTGGATCGTGATCGATCCAAATGGCGCGACCAGCCCGTATGCGTTCGTGGCGTTTGCCGCGTCCCTGGCGAAGGGCTACGTGTCGGGCTCGACGCTGGTCTACAACGGTTCGGCCTGGGCCACGCCGGCGCCCGACGTTGAGCTGCTGTTCGAGTTGAAGACGGCTGCGCAAACGACCTCGCAGGTGTCGCGGCTGATCAGCAGCTACGGCACGCTGCTCGGCGCGACGACGATTCAGGACGCCAGCGGGGTCTACTCCGAGCCGGGCCGCGATGGCGACTCCGACGCCCTGCGCGAGATCGTTCAGCTCTTGCACGCCGGGTCCATCAACGGACGGCGAATGCTCGCCCGCGTGCTGCGTGACAAGACCGTGGCGATCACCGAAGCGCCAGCGTCCGCCGCCAGCCTGTATCTCGATCGGGCCGGGAAGATCACCGACGCGGTTGGCTTGCCGGCCCATCCCCAAACCTGCCCAGTGGGCGTGTGGCTGGCACCGCGAGATGTTGTGCCGGCCGGCGCACCGGCCGCTCCGCTCGGGGCCTCCACCCTCTTCTACATCGAAGAGAGCGAGTATGACCCGAAGAGCCGAGGCTGGCGCCCACGCCTGCGCGGTCAGCGCGATCCGTTTGACATGGGAGGGATCCGCCTGTGACGCCCCTTGAAGAACTTGCCGCAAAGCTCCGCACCTTCTGGCTGCGCGATATCGGCGCGACTGCGGCGTCCGTCAGTGGCACGGGCTCGGATGGCAGCGTCGCGCTGGCGCGTACGCTATTCGTGCCGGCGGCGGGCGGGCTGGTGGGCATCAATCAGATCCCGACCGACCCCTACGCCTTGGATGTCGTCGGAAACGGACGATTTGCCGGCAATTTGTACGCCCGGGCCGGCAACTCCTGGAGCATTGGCGCGGATGGCACGCCCTGGGGGGCGATCTACGCGGCCGATCTGCACGTCGGCAACCTCATCGCCGAGAACAAGATCGCCACGACGGGCGGGCGGATCGTGGTCTCTCCGTCTGCCAAGTTGATTCTGGCAATGACGACGGGGGCGACGACGATTGACATCGCAACGAACGTGCTCACGAGCGGGGACAGGATCTACCTCGAATCGACGGGCAAGCTCGAGTGGATGGCGATCACCTCCGGCGCGACAACCATCAACGGCGGGTACCGCTACTCGGTGACGCGCAACCTGAACGGGGCCGGCGCGCAGACCTGGAGCGCCGGCGACGCTGTAGTCAACACCGGCCAAAGCGGGCAGGGATTCATCGACCTGTATTCCCGCTACGGCATCCCGGCCAACGGCCAGACGGCCACGACCCGCCAAGGCCCGACCATCGTCGGCAACGTGCGCACGGGTTCGACGTTCGACGCGATCAAGGAGCGTTGGGCGGTCGGCAACCTGAATGGCCTCTACGACTACGCCGTCACGGCGTATGGCCTCGCTGCCGGCGATCCCACCGCGGCGTGGTTTGCGCTCGATGCGAGCAATGGACTGCGGATGATGCAGGCTTCGACCGCGCGCGTCCAGCTTACTGCGGCGGGTGTTTTTGCGATCAACGATTCAGACGGCCACGCCGTATTCACGTTCAACGCATCCGCAGGGGCCGAGTTCACGCTGCCGCTGACGCTCGGCACAAACGGCGGGATCTACCAGGGTACGGGCACGTTCGCAAGCCCAACAACAGGGCTCAAGATCTTCAACTCAGGTGGCGTTGGCAAGATTGCCGGCTACAACACGGGCGTGGTGCAGTGGTATGCCGACACCGACGGCAAGCTCTACGCGGGCGCCGGCGCGGCTGTGCTCGATGTAAGCGGTGTCACCGTCACGGCCAACAACGGCGCGACGGCAGAGGTTAGCGCCTACAAATTCTCGCCGAAGTCTCACGCTGGCGGAAGTTGGGGCATGTATGGCTATTACGGCGCCACCACGCAAACGCTCGGGCTTATCGCGTTGACGGACACAACGAAGTCGAGCTCGATCATCCTGAACGCCACGGCTGGGGCGGGCCGTGGCGCTCAGATCGATCTCTACGCCGGGGGCGGCACGGGTGTTGCGGAGGTGCTCGTTTCCGGACCGGACGCCACGGTGTTTATCACGGGCAAGCTGTCAGCGGCCGCTGACGCGACATATGACGTAGGCGAGAGCACGATCAGGCGCTTTCGCGACGCGTATTTGTCTCGGAGCCTCTACGCCGCATCACTCAAGCTGCTCGGCGCAACCTCTGGCACGGCCATCATCACCCCGCCAGCCGTCGCCGGCACGCCGACGCTCACGCTTCCGACCTCGACCGGGACGCTGGCGCTGACATCGGACGTGACCTCCAAGACGTTGTTCGCTGCGACCGCAGACAAAACCGTGGCCAACA